CCAGCGATGATATTGTTGGTTCGCCGACCTGATCGAACGGTTCAAATCTCGCACCTTGATAAACCACATGCAAGGATGGCATCTTCTGCGGCATTTTCAGCAGGGAATCAACGTCCCCCTGCCAGGCATTCGCACTTTTTACCCCTACAATGGCGGTCAGTTGTGCGATTATGTTGTTTTGTATTGTTTCCAGCATTTTGGTCCTTCCATCATCCCGCTATGCTATCGGGATAGTTCGCTTGATGATCACTAGAATCCCTTCATCTTATCAAGGGTAAATATACGCTCCGCGCTGTTGGACATCGCGGCATCGTTGGCTGTTGACGGTGCGGGCGTTGTCGCTCCGAGTTGCGAAATTTTCCCTTCGGATACTTTTTCGAGAAAGCGTATTGCCGCGTCTTTGCGTTCCTTGCGTATTTCCGGCAGAGCCAGATCGCTTCGGGAATAGAGATTATAAACCGCGATATCCACCGATAACTCGGCAACCTTATCCGGTACCGGGTCAAATGGAGTTGGATTCTGGCAATAGGCGTCGATTGTGGAATCGGCATTGGTAATTGCCTTGGTTACTTTTACAACATCGACTTCGCCGAGACCCGCATCGTCGGTGAGCTGAATTAACGTATTTTGGCCTATGAGTTCTGTAATATCTGACGGTGTGCAATAAGACATTTTTTATCTCTCCTACGTAAACGTATAATACTTATCGATCTTCTTGATCGTGGTCAGGAACGGAACTTCCGCCTGGTACTGCTTCGCCTGATCGGTAAGCACGCCCGATCCGGTAAAGGCCACATATCGTTTTCCGTCCATCATAAACTGTATTGTTAAACATGCTTCCGTTCCCTTGTTGCCGTATTTGCTGGGTTTGATTCTTACTGCCAGCACTTCAATTTCTTTGTTCAGTATCGCATCGATTTTTATCTTGTCGCCGTCGAGCGGAATATGCTCTTTGGCGAAATCACTGAACCGTTTCGATCCCTCCATTATAATCAATCGCCTTTCGCAGTGTATCCAACCTGAGATGTAGTTGCAGGTTGCGGCTGTTAGACCATTTGAGCCAGCCGGTAATAGATGCCAGCGTCGACCGGTATTGCTCTGCCGTGATCCGGCACTTCGCCAGCAGTGCGGGCAGAACGCGCAGTCGCCGTTTCATCCGGGTGGCCGTGGATTTGCGCAGCAGGATATGATCCGAAAAATGCCGGTACCCCAGGAAATCAACGCCGCGCGAAACCGGGAATAAATCGCATTTGCTCATCGACAGTTTTAACTTCGATATCAGAAATTCCTCGATGATTTTGGCCATGCGGCCCAGGTATTTTTTATCATCATGGAAAATAAGAAAGTCATCGCAATAGCGGATATAGGCTTTCACCTGATGTTCGTGCTTTAAAAACTGATCCAGTTCGTTGAGATAAAGATTTCCCATCCACTGGCTTGTATAGTTGCCGATGGGCACGTTCTTTCCGTCCGGTACGCTGTAAATGATATCCTTCAAAAGTCGGAGCGTATCGGGACATTTGATTTTTTTCTGCACGATCGCGAATAAAATATCGTGATCCACGGATGGATAAAATTTGCGGACATCCATTTTCAAACAGTATTTGAATTTACGCACGAAACCCATTGTACGGCGACTGCCGGAATGAATGCCGCGTCCGGGCAGGCAGGCATACGAATCGGCAATAAATAAACCGCTCCAGATCGGCTCCAGAACACGCATGAGAGCGTGATGTATGATTCTATCCGGATAAAACGGCAGATCGAAGATCTGGCGCGTCTTTGGCACGTGAATATACATTGTCCGGTACGGCGATGTCGTGAAAGTTTTATTGATCAGCATCTCGCGGATCTCCGTGCAGACCGCATCCAGATTATCCTCGCAGCGGCGGATGACGTTCTTCTTTTTTTTGCCGCGCTTGGCATCAAAAAACGCCTGCCGGATGTTTTCCGGATCTGTAATTTTTTCAAATAAATTTCCGTGTCTTTTCATTTTTTAATTATTGCCGGTAACTTTCGATTGCTCTACTAACTCCCGGCAATCCCCGTTATGTGTTTTGCCGCTTGTGAGCGACAAGGCCAAAAGATCCAGCCAGGTGGAGTTGCTGCTTTGATCCTGTATCCGACGCGAAGCGAGCCCCGATATTCGTATTCGTATTCCAGCGATAGTTATTCGCATTCCGATAACGCGAACCGCAATTCGTGCCATTATTCCAATTACCGCCAGCGAGCAGCTTCGTCATTGATCCTCCAGCCTAAAATCAGCGCGCGTGTGACGCGCACTCGTGTTATCGTTATCTTGCAACTCACATTGGCTCCGACGCGAAGCGAGCCCCGAGAGACGCATTCGGAGCCCAGCGAGAGTAATACGCAATCCGATAACGCGAACCGCAAAGCGGGCCAAGATACCAATGACCGCCAGCGAGCAGCTTAACGTCTCCATATAGCCCCTGTCGATAGAGGGAGCCCTTGTTGCCACCCACATCCTGATACGCCCAAGCCTGGCTATAACTGGCCAGATCGAGAGTCCCATTTGCGGCTGTAGGCGAGGTAAATTCCAATCGTTCATCCGCGCCGTCGTTATAGCTAATCGCTACGCCGGGTGTAGCGGGTGCAGCATTGTAGGTAATTTTCAGCGGGTAATTTGGATCGCTGGTGTCAATGTATTCACCCTTTAGCCCCGGAAGCGCGCACAGCAATCTGCCGGGCTGTGTTGCGTCCTCATCGAAATAGACCTGCTGGCCACCGGTGGCGGCAACCGCGTCATGTTTAATCAGGATAGTCGCCGCCGCGCCGAATGTGATAAATTTGTCAACGGCATCCGTGGCCATATTGCAGCACAGATATGGCCTGCCGCCCGCGCCGTACTTGAGATAGATCGGATTTCCGCCGGGCGAAGCTGCGTGAGTTATTGTCAATGTTTTAGACGCTGCGGCCATCGTGCCGTCGGCATCCCATCTATAGGATTGATCAATCAGCCATTGATGCATGGCGCCGGCCATGTCCTCACAACCGATACTGGAGATCATGCGTCTCGACGCCGTGTCAACATGCCCGCCCGTGGTTACCGGATCAGCAGAACCGAAGAAGTTTGTTCTCTCGTTTCCACCGGTCGCCGCGAGTTGAAATTCCATGTCGTTGAGCAATCGCTTGCCGACCGCACCGCCATCATCAACAAAATCATTCCAGGTGCGGCTGTCAGTAATGGTTCCGCCGTTGACAGAGGCAGTATTAACGCCTGTGCCGGACGATAAATAAATGTCGACCCACAGATTGCATTTAGTGTCAAAAACCATCCCGGCGTTATTGCCACACCGCGCACGATGTTTCAGATCCCAAATCGACGCGGGAAGAATTTCTTTGTTGACGTAGCCCGTCAAGGTGTGTCCGGCGATTGTTCCGACATCGGCGCAGAGCGTGTGAAATCCGCCGATTTTGCGGCTGGTCGTGGCGTTGTAGCCGCCGGGGAAGGTAGCCGCCAGTGACGTTTTAAACACCAGCGTACCGGCATTGTCGCAGGCGTAAACGTAATAATCCTTGCCCTCCTCAACGGCGCCGGTGTCGATGTCGGCGACGGAATCAATGTTAACGTCCGCATCACAGAAAAACCAGCCGCTGCCGATCCTCAGTGGGATCAGGCTCGATCCCTTAAAGACGACTTTGGTATGATCCGTCGCATGAGCGACGATCAGGCGGTCGAGTTTATCCAGCGAGAAACCGGCCAGCACGGCGGCGCAATAGGCCAGGTCGTCCTGTTTGATGCCGAAAACTCCCGGATATTTTCCGATAGATACTTTTCTATTCATTCCCTGCCTCCTGCGCCACGATTAATTCCGCAACGTCTTCACGGCGGGCAAATCCCTTAACCTTCCAAAGCGGCATGGGATTGTCGATCTCTTCTGTTTTGGCCTCGCCGGTCTTTTCATTCATGCTGACCACGCGCAGAGCCTTTGAGTCGTCCAGATCGCGGATTGCTTTTAAATCCTCCAGCGCCTGCGCCTTCAATTCCGGCTCCGCCAGCAGA